CGCTGGAGGACGTGCCAGAGTGGTACGCGCCTACCGTGCGGAAGCTCATGGACAGTGGCACCCTCAAGGGCACCGGCGGCGGGGCGCTGAACGTGAGCGATGACTACTGCCGGATCATGACCACCCTGGACCGGCTGGGGAAGTTGGATTGAAAATGTCTTGCAATATGCCCTGAATCTGGTATCATGTAGGTGGAAAGGGCGTGAAGTTATGGATGATAAAGACAGGACCCCGCTGGCGTCCGAGATGTACGCGGACCTGAAAGAAACAAATATGTTTTTGCGGAAGCTCCTGATCGGTGCGCTTGCCGTGATCGCCGCGCTGGTGATCGGGCTGGTAGCCACAAACGTCTATCATATCTATCAGTGGAGCCAGTTCGATACCTACTATGTGGACGGCGGAGACGGCGGAAATGCCAACTATGTCGGCGGGGACAATTCTGGAGGCATTTATAATGGCGAAAGTGATAGTCCGGCGCAGGAAAGCGGCCAGTAAGAAAAAGTCGAAGGGCGTTCGGGTGAAGAAGAAATGAGCCTGAACATCAAGACCGAATTTACAGAGCCTGAGTGTGAGCGGTTCCGCAGGGAGTGCAACTTTACGGATGAAGAACGGGCCGTATTCGATCTTCGTGTGAAAGGTCATTCCATCATTGAGATACAGCATACGCTCAGTATGTCGGAATCCACTGTGAACCGGCGGATACGAAACATCAAAAAGAAGATACATCGGGTCATGTGACAGCTTTTCGACATAAAACAGAGGGAATCTTGACAGGTTCCCTCTGTTTTTATATGCGAAAATATAACCAAAGGAGGACGTGGAAATCTGCGGCGGAACGCCGCGCCAACAGGCATTTCCGCGCCCTCTGTTTTTCCGGAGGAAGCTATGAGCTACACCTTTTACAATCCCAACCCCGCCCGGAAAAGCGTGGGGGACTGCACCGTGCGGGCGATCTCCAAAGCCCTCGGCCAGAGCTGGGAAGAGACCTATGCGGGCCTTGCCCTGGAGGGCTTCCGGCGGGGAGACCTGCCCAACGCCGACAGCGTGTGGGGTCCGTACCTGAAAGCCCACGGCTTCACCCGGCGCATGCTGCCGGACACCTGCCCGGACTGCTATTCCGTGGCCGATTTCGCGGCGGAGCATCCAAATGGCACCTACATACTCTCCATGCCCGGACGGCACGTTGTGTGCGTCCAGGACGGCTGCTGGTGCGATTCCTGGGACAGCGGCGGAGAATGTCCTGTTTACTACTGGTCAAAGGAGCGTTGAACATGACGTTTACACCTTACCCCTACAGCGGCGGGTATCAGACCTATTACCCCCAGCCTGTGCCGGACCAGCTGGCGCAGCTGCGGCAGAATCAGTATCAGCAGTTTGCGCCGCAGCCTCCGGCGGCACAGGTCCCGCAGCCTGCCACCAACGGTGTGCTGTGGGTCCAGGGCGAGGAAGGCGCGAAGGCTTACATGGTAGCCCCCGGAAACTCTGTCATGCTCATGGACAGTGAGGGGAGTTCCTTCTACCTCAAGTCCACCGACCAGAGCGGAATGCCGCTGCCGCTGCGCATATTCGACTACACAGAGCGTACAGCGGCCCCCAGGACGGCCCCTGCGGCCCCTCAAACGTCAGGGGTGGAGTATGTCACCCAAGAGGAATTCAACGCCCTGGTGGACCGCCTGACGGCCCTGGAGAACAAGCCATGCAAGTGTGCGGACAAAAGAAAGGCGAAGGAGGAACCGGAGAATGCCTAATTCCCTGTTTAATGCTATGGGCGGCGGAATGCCGCAAAACCCTATGCTGGGACAGTTTTCAAAGTTCATGAACATGATGCGGGGGAAGGACCCGAATCAGGTGCTGAATGATCTGGTTTCCTCCGGGAGGGTCAATCAGGCCCAGTTGGACGCGGCCCAAAAGCAGGCCCGACAGATGGGCGGTATGTTTGACCAGTTCAAAGGCATGTTCGGACGATAAATTCCACGCATTCTTCCCGGCCGGGGAATGTAAATAAATCAATCGACAAAGGAGAATCGTTATGGCTCTTGGTAATGAAGGTGTTCCCTTCACCATGCCCGTTCAGCCCGCAAACTCCAGCAATGACGGTAACTGCGGCGGCTGGGGCGGAGACTGGGGCGCTTGGATCATCCTGTTCCTGATCTTCGGGATGTTCGGCTGGGGCGGTTTCGGCGGCTGGGGCGGCGGCTTCGGCGGAGGCGGCGGTTATCAGCAGGGGTACGACACCCGTGCCGACCTCCAGCGCGGCTTTGACAACCAGGCCGTGATCACCAAGCTGGACGGTATCACCCAGGGGATCTGCGACAGCACCTACGCCCTGAACAACACCATGACCAACGGCTTCCATGGTGTGGACAACGCCATCTGTAACCTTGGCTTCAACACGCAGCAGGGCTTCAACGCCACGCAGGTTGCCATGATGCAGGGTCAGAACGCCCTCCAGGCGCAGCTGGCCAACTGCTGCTGCGAGACCCGTGAGGCGATCCAGGGCGTGAACTACAACCTGGCCACCCAGGCCTGCGACACCCGCAACACCATCCAGAACAGCACCCGGGACATCCTGGAGAACCAGAACGCCAACAGCCGCGCCATCCTGGACGCGCTGAATCAGAATTACATCCGCTCTCTGGAAAGCGAGAACCAGTCCCTGAAGCTGGCCGCGTCCCAGAGCAACCAAAACGCTGTATTTGGCGCGAAAATCGACGCCGCCACCGCGGAGCTGCTCCGCCGCAGCGGCCACGACTGCCCCACTCCCGCCTACGTTGTTCAGCCGCCCACGCCGGTGAACTTCCCCACCAACTGCTGCGGGACCTTCAACGGCGGCTGGGGGAACGGCTGCGGTAACTGCGGCTGCTGACAAACCAATATCTGAGCAGCTTGTCGGAAAGACCGACATGTTCGGCCCCGTGCCGATCTTGCAACAACGCGGCGGGGTATCGGCTCCGCCGCGATTTTTTCAGAAAGGAATGATTCTTTTGGCTGAATACACCAGCATTGGTACGCAGACCGTTGCCGCCGGTCAGAACGTGGCCTTCACAGAGACGCCGGTCGGCTGCAATCGCGGTTATGTGGTTCACCGGGAAGGCTCCGGGGTGTTCACGCTGCGGGGACTCACCAATCAGTGCCGTGCCCGGTACAAGGTCAGCTTTGGCGGGAACCTCGCCGTTGCCGCCGGCGGAACCGCTGGTCCGATCTCCCTTGCACTGGCGCTTGAGGGGGAGCCCCTGGCCAGTGCCACAGCCATTGTGACGCCTGCCGCCGTGGGTGAGTTTTTCAACGTGTTCACTGCCGTGTACATCGAGGTGCCCCGCGGGTGCTGCGTGAGCGTGGCGGTGGAGAACACCAGCACCCAGCCGGTGGATGTGGCGAACTCGAACCTCATCATTGAGAGAATCGCGTGAAAGGAGAGCAGACAATGAGCATGAAAGCGATGGAAGATTTGCGGGAAAAGCTCTGCGTGGAGCTGGACGAGATTGCCCGGAAGCCTGAGATGGGTGCCGGTGACCTGGAGCTGGCCCACAAGCTGACCGACACCATCAAGAACATCGACAAGATCCAGTGCCTGGAGGAGGACGGCGGCTACAGTCAGGACGGAGATTGGGAGATGGAGGGCCGTGGGACGTATGGCCGCGGGGTGAGCTACGCCAACCGGGGCCGGCACTACGTCCGGGGCCACTACAGCCGGGACGGCCGCGGCGGTGACTACAGCTCCCGCCGGGACAGCCGGGGAAGATACAGCCGCGACGACGGACGCGGTGAGATGATGGAGCATCTGGAAATGGCCATGGATTCCGCCACCGAGCAGGATCGGGAGGACATCCGCCGTTTCATGAAGAAGCTGGAGAACGCCTGACGGGAGGGAGCGCCCATGCTGGATATCAGGGAAATCGAATACTGGATATCCAAGTATGAGCAAGAGGCAGACAAGCTGAGCCAGTGTGTGACGCTCTCTGCGCTCTACTCAATCAGGAATGAAATGCTGGGGCAGGCGCCCAGGCCGCAGGCCGCGGCTTACTCCGAGGCGTCCGGGCCGGTCGTCGAGCTGCCCCGGTACGGAGACAGTGACTTCCTGCGGGCTGTGGCCGGTGCGCCGGAAAACGAGGCGTGGCTGGTCATGGATGAGCTGATGGATACGCTTAGGGTCGTGAATAACAGGGCCTATAACGGCGTTATGGAGAAAATCCGAGGGCTGTAGCGCCGCAGGACACGTCCGCGCTCTCGGTCGAGTAAACACAAGCCCCCTCTTGGCAAACGCCGGGAGGGGGGCGTTTTTGCGTCCTCTGGCAGGTGCTGGCAAATCTATGTGAGCGGCATTGTTCCGGACTGCTATTTGCAATCAATATGCTTCAACAGGCTATCAATCAATTTTCCGTAAGCCTCGTAGTTTTCAGTATTTGTCATGTACTTTACGAGCGTATGGACAATAGCAAACACGTCGGCAAGGATGGCCAGAATAACTGATGCCAGAAATTCTAGCCTAACCGTAAAATCCGTGAAAGTATCCACAAAAATCAAAGCCACGACAGAGCACGTTAGAAAAATTAGAAGCCTGCTGAAAAGTTTCACGCATTTTGCACGTTCGTCATGCTTTTGCTTTTCACTTTCCTTAATTGCTTCCGCCATGGTATTAATATTCTCAGATATGGAAACAAGTATCTTGCTCTCGACTGCATGCGGTCCATACAACGCTTCGCAAGGGACACGCTCATCGCCTGAACACCCATTGGGTGCAGGCACATCAGCGTTTTCAGCCTGTTTCTCGATTTCGCTCTGAATATTTTCCGGCAACACCCATTCTTCGGTATTAGACATACGTCAATTTCAGGCTGTCCAAGCGGTTGCACATTGCCGGCTTTGACACTTTAAACCTCTTAGCCAACGTACTGCTGACCGGTATAACCATTTGTTCATACTCTTTTTTTACCAGTTTTCGCGGCATCAATAATTCTGCTGCGAACTTGTTTGCTTCTGTTTCCCTTGGCGATCTATCTCTACGAAAGCTGGTCACAATAGCTCTTGGGTCATCTTTCATGTGGAGGAAAAAATGCCCCAATTCATGAGCAATGGTGAATCTGGCGCGAACATCCGAATCATCTTCATTGACCAAGATAGTATACTTATCGCCGCGCTTCTGTATGGCGCCAGAAATTTCTTTTCCGACCTTGGCTTCGATGGCCGAAAAATCGACATAATATACTTTTATTTCAAGTTCGTCGCACAGTTTCTCAACGTTGATAGGCAAACGGTTCAATTCATGCTCTTCTAAGACGCTTTGTGCTGTTGCGACAGGCGACGCAAATCCGCTTCCCATACCTGCACCCCCTTCCCAAAATTCTTTTCTCTACTATAGCACATTTTCTTATGGTAAAGCCCATCTACACTAACAAAATATTCAGGAGGACGATTGCTGGCAACGGCGGGATTCCCCGTTCGGGTGTCAAGGTGCAATCCGCTCACAAAATCACGCGTTTTTGCGAATAGACTTTCTGATAGCGCGAGCCTATTCACAAAAATAGGCCATTTCTGCGAATAGGCATTCTGATTTGCGGTGTGTATTGTCAAGGTGCAGCATCTATGTAAAAGGGGCGGCGGTTGACTCCCCCTGTGCCGATGGGTAGACCCATGAGCGCCCCCGCGCCGTGTGGCGCGGGACCGGGCTTGCACCGGTGGCGGCGGGTGCCGTCGGCCTGGCGGGCTGTCAGCAGAACTGAGGCCTAATCTCAAGGTAATAGT